CATCCGGGTAACTTGGGCTCGTGTCGTTGTAGGCCGCGCGGAAGTCGGTGAAGAAGTAACCGTAAACCGATCCAACGTAGGTGCCGTCCGCCAATTTGCGGGCTTCTTCGTTATACGTGGTCGGCATATTCCGCGCCCACGCCGGAGCCGGACCTGACGGCGCTACAGGCGGAGCAACCGGCGGAGCCACGGGAGGGGCAACCGGCGGCGCCACAGGAGGGGCGACCGGCGGCGCTACGGGAGGCGCTACGGGAGGCGCTACGGGAGGTGCCACAGGCGGAGCCACAGGCGGAGCCACAGGCGGAGCCACAGGCGGCGCTACGGGAGGTGCCACAGGCGGCGCTACGGGAGGTGCCACAGGCGGCGCTACGGGAGGCGCTACGGGCGGCGCTACGGGAGGCGCTACGGGCGGCGCTACGGGAGCGGTAGGCTGCGTACCGGTGACGCGGTAGTAATCGTCAAGAGTAAAAGATCTGCCAAGCGCAGCGTTCCATTTAGAAACCGTGGTCTCCGGGCTCCAGCCCTTTGCCTGTGCAAACTCTAATCCCCGCTGAGTGGCAAGCGCATGATCATTGGGATCAAGCGCGTACATGTAGTATTTGAACGCCTCCGGGGAGTTGGAGATGTCCTGCTCGATCAACTGGAGCGAGAAGTCCGGGCTGCTGTAGAACGCAAGCCCAGCAGGGTCGGGGGCGCGACCGAGGTACCGGTAATAAAGATCGTAGATAGCAGCAGTTCGCGGGTCTACATACGGGCCGCCGCTGTCTTCCGGGAATGTTTCGAATTCCTCAAGGATCGCCATGATCTTATTGCGTCAAGTCCCAGAAGGCGATGGTGCCGTAGCACTCGCCTTGCGGAGTTGCAGAATCCGCCGTGCGGATGGCGAGCGTCAGGACATCACTGGCACCGGCCAAGGACACCCCCAACTGCAAGGCCCAGTTGTAACCGGCGGGGTCAACCAGAGGCTGCGTACCGCCCGAACCGCTTGAGGACACGTAGTCTGTCTGCACCAAAGTGCCGCCAGTCATGGCTGTGGCAGACGTATCCATTTCCACGTTGGCATCCGTCGAAACGGCAGACCAAGAAGCGCCCGTTAGTGTCGCGTTAAAGAACAGACCCACTTCGTAGTTCTGACTTGCGATAGGTAGCAGTTGCATCCGCCCCGGGAGCACCACCGCACCAAGCGCCGTGGATGCCAAACGGATCGACACAACCGGCTTGAACGTCAGTTGGATGTTGCTGAGTTTGGTCGTGCGTCGCGCCAAGTGACTCGGGGAATACTGCTCGTAGCCGCCCTCAGAGATGACCGTCGAGCAAATCTGCTTCATGCTCGCGGTGGTGAGGTTGGACAGATTCTTGATCTCGTACCGCACCGGCAGGATGGCCGTGGTCATGTAGACCGAGCCAATGTCGTTGGCGTTGTTGAAGGTATGGCAGACGATGTACTGGCCATTGATCACGAACCCGGTACGCACCGAGCCCACACCCAACCATTCAAAGTCACACCAGAAAATCTGCGTCTTACTCGGATCGAGCGTGAGACCGGACGCCCCGGTGCCGTCCAACTTGTCCCCGTTCCAGTCGGCTTGGTTGACGGTGCGGACATCGCTCGGCGTTCCCGGCGTAGGCAGAGAATCGGAACGCATGACCATCGACAGCGTGGTGCCGTTGGCCTGGAAGAACACGCCGTTCTGGGTGTTGAAGTACCCCACACGCTGCCGGATGTTGGCCGTGGGTGTGTTCATGGCGAAGGTGGCAAGCACCAACAGCCCCTTGCCCGGTTGGTAGGACATGGAGCGGAACGTCTGCCGCACTGCCTCAGAGTTGAGGGTGTTGTCTACCGACATGAGTACAGTGGACTCGTTGCTCAGGAACGTGGTAGATGCACCGTTGACCGTGCTCGTATCAAACTGGTTGTCCGCAGCGTAGCGTTGCTGAGAGTCGAAGAGCGTATAGGGCTGACTGACCCGCAGCCGCCCAAAGGCATCCGTGTTGGTGCCACCAATTGAGATTGGGATGGGGGATGTCGTTGCCACGATCTGCCTCAGTATTGCGTCCAAGCGGTTGAAGTACAGACGCAGGACGTTGTTGAACTGCTCCTGATAGCGTGAGTCGTAACCACTCGGCGCAAGGGGCAGATTAGGTGGCGGCGGGACAATTGCATCTTCAATGAGCAGGCTCATCTGCGGCCATCCATCCGAACGTCGATACGGGGGGAACCCAACTGCCACGCCACGCCAAGAGCGGTGGACTCGGCTTTCATAATCAACTGCCGCCCGCGCACCCGGATGTAAACGATGTTGGTGAACTGCTCAATCGGCACCGTGGCCGTGCGTGTAACCGCTGCACTGCTCGACCCGCCCAGGGATTGGGGCGTGTTAAACCCGGAGCCTGCCCCCTTCATGGGGATGAGCGACATGGTTAATTGCGGATTGTTGGCGGTTGAACCTACAAATGTCACGTCCGGCAGCATGCGCCAGACAAAGCCAAAGTTTTGTCCGTCTTCAATGTCAAATTCAGCAGACTCGATGTAGGCGTTGATTGCTGTCGGGGTCGCAGTCTCATTGTCGTCCACGCCGTTTTCATGGAAGACGAGGTTATGGTTGTAGGTCGCCGCAATCGGAAAATTGAGCAAACCGGAGTCAAGCCACGCCGTGCGGCCAATCGTGCCGTAGTACCAAATCTTTTCAAGGTAGTTGTAGACGACGTACCGGTCATTGACCGTGGAGTTGGCAGACGGGTAGAACCACCAGACTTCATTGAAGCCCTCGTTGGTTCCGGCATAGACCTGAGCCGCTTGGGACTGATTGAAATCGTTGAATACATGACGACGCAAGTCGCAGGGCAACGTTTGAACACGACCGTCGTACTGGTAAAACTTGTCCACGCCCATCCAGTAGATCACGCCCGATCCAATAACCGCAGCGTTTTGGCCCTCGATGGAGATGTTGTCGCCCAAGAGTTGAGCGCCCCAGACACCCGCCTGAGCACCGAGGTATTGGATGGAATAAATGGCGGAATCGGTGAACACCACGATTTCCTGACGGGCCTGAACTGCCGTGATGATCTCGGAACCATGCGACAACCGCAGACTACCTGCTTGGTTGGTAGCCGAGGGGGTCCAGTTGACTGCACTCTCCTGATCCGACCACCGGATCAGCATGGGGTCAATGGTCGATGAGCCGTAGTCGTTGCAACCAAAGCAGAACACAAAGCGGTTGATGTCGGAGATGTAGATGAAATTCTGAACCGTGGGCACATCAGATGCCCCGGACAGCGAAGACAATGCCACCCCCCGAGCGCCCAGACCAGAGTTGGCATCCCAGTAGTAAATGCCACCCTTGCGAGGGCCAAAGATCAGATCTTCACCAAAGTTGTCTTGGCTCCACAGCCGGATGGCCGTCTGTGTGGTGCTTGGCACACCTACGCCCCAAGCGCCTACACCCCACGCCCCCGCGCCCCAACCGGTCAGCGGAACAACAATCTCAGGGCCGACGTTGATCTGGTAGGCAGCAGAAACTGCCGAACCGCCTGTGGCCCCCGCAGCAACAACTGAGGGGGTGGTGATGGTGTAGGAGTTGACGTTGACGACGGTGATCTGGAACTCGGCGTTCAGCACCGAGGCGTAAGTACCCGTGACGCCACTAAAGGTCACAAAGTCACCGGTCACACAGCCGTGAGATGAGGCGGTCACTGTAACCGTCGTAGTGCCATTGCCCGTAAACGGGTTGGTACCAAGAGTGACGGTCGTGCGAAGCGGGGTAATGTCGTTGTATGCCCCGCCGTTCTCGATGTAGAACTTCAGATGCGTACCGACGCCGACCAAGTTCTCATTGGTCAGAGTCACCCAGTTCCACAGGGAGCGGCAAACACCAAGGAAAGTATTGGCAGAGATACGGGCCCATCCACCAATCTTCTCGGGAGTGCCCTGACGGAAACGCACCTTGTCGCACTCATACCAACCGTTCTCGTTGGTATAGCGGGTGTTTTCCTTGTTTACGCCGGGGTTGAGTTTGAGTTTCTTCAGCGGCATGGTTATCTCAGCAGTGCCGCTTCGGCTTCACGTCTAAGGGTTAGCCCCCTCAATACGCGGCCTGCGGCCTTGTTCCACTTGACGATTTCCTCGCACGCACCCGCCCAGTCCTGGGCATCAACCCGCTTCTTTAGCGTGGAGATGCGGTAGTTTCCTAGCCCGCAGTTATACGCGAAACTGATGATGGCGGCAAGGCGTCGGGCGGGTTGTTTGATCAGTATTGGCGATAGTTTGATGACGCCAACGGAGAAGTGCAGCAGGTGGCTGTCCAAGGAGGCTTCGGCCTGTTGTAGTGTCCAGACCGTATCAGGCGTCACCTCGGGGCCGGTGCTGCCGTAGCCAATCGTCCAAGGATGCCCGCCCGTACCCGGATCGGGATAGGCTTTGCAGTCGCCGTTCGGCAGGCGCTTGGCGTAACCCTCAAAGGGCTTGCACAGCGCCTCCCGTGCGATACGGATGGCTTCCGTGGTCACTTCTGGTACTTCTCAATGCTTCTTCCAACAAACCAGAACGTCAGGCACATATTGAGCATGGCGAAGTCATCTGCATCCCAGACGCGGGTCATCACCTCAGACCAATGCCCGCCCGACTTGAAGGCCATGTAGATCGCAGCCGCCTTGACCGTGGCGTACATGAAGAACAGCGCCCAGGTGATACCGGGACGGACAAGGGCAGAGACTGCCGCCACAAACCATCCGGCTTCTTTGGCAGTCGTGGCCTGCTCCTTGAAGGCTTCCTTGATGGCATCCAGTTGATTGACGCTGTAGTCAACGTACCGCTCTTCCATCTTGAACTGGCCGCGCATCTTCTCCAGATCGGTCTGGAGCGTGAACATCGACAGTTCATGCTTGCGCTCATTGCCCTTGTCCAAGAACTTCAGGACTTCTGGTGCAAGCCGGAACAGGCCACCGAAGAGACTGCCAAGCAGCCCACCACCAAGGATTTCAAACATGTTTACTCCCTTGTGGCCGTAACCACATCCTCACCCTTGCTGACCGTTACCTTGTCGCCCTGCACAGTCACCTTCATGGGCTGCTCGGGCTTGTCCAGGCGATCCAACTTGTCGATCAGGGTCTGGATGACCTTGAACTCAGGCTTCTCTTGCTTCTCTGCCGTGCCCGCGATGCCGTTCATCATGTTGATGAGGGCCACCAGAGCGCCGCCGATCATCGTCATCACAGCCGTGATGGCAGAGTCAGACAGGAAATAGGAGGAGCCCACCCCGATCAGGACGATCAGGGTGATGTAGAAGAGACCAAACCTGCCGATAGACTTACCGGCAACTTCTTTGGCTGTCTCAGCGGGTTTGGTTTCTTCCATGATTACTCCGTGATCACCACCGTGTCGGTGTCCTCAAAGAACATCATGCGCCCACGGCACGCGATGTTGTAGTCCTGCCCGTTGGCGTCCAACTCCGTCCACGACCGGGTTTCAATCCTGACGTGCTTGGCAAGGATTTCCCTGCTGCCCTCAAACACGCGCCAGACATGAAGCATGGAGCCACGACCCGGTTGTCCGCGTGACTTATTGAACCGGATCGTGTACTTGGTCAATCAGGAGCCTTGGGCCACTGAATGTCTGCCGGGAACCCAGGCTGAAGGCGAATCTCGCGCAACGCACGGCGATACTCAATCCACAGCGCCTTGTTGCCCGTCGTCATTGGCACGTCGGGGAGCATCGCCCAGTCGGACTCTGCCAACATCTTTTTGGCGCGGTCCCAGGCGAGTTCTGCCGCAGACGAGGTGGCGGGGGCGGGTGGCGCATCGCCCACCTCAACCCATCCCTGATCGTTGTAGGACTCACCTAGCCACGACAGATCACCGATCTGGTCGATGAAGCCGTAAAGGCCGAAGATCGGCCCCCAGTTTTCAGGCAGCGGCTGCGGTTCGTTTAGTGCGCTTCCGTCCGACAGTTTTTTGAGTTGCCAGAGTTTGCTCATTTTCATTACTCCTTGCCATCAAGGCGGGTTGAAGTCCGGGCTGTTGCTCGGGGGCAGGAAGATTTTGCCCAATATGTTGATGCGGGGCCATGTCGTTTACGTGAGGGGGGTGCCCGACTCCCGGACTCAGAAGTGCAGCGCCCCCATAACGGTAGTGTTTAAGTTCTTCGTCAGTGTTTTTCCAGTTTCTCCAACTGGCGAAATCGTTGCGCGGCTGAAGGTGTATATGGCACCCCACATTAGCGGCAAGTTGATGGATCAACTCCACCACCTCCACCGGCTGCATGATGGCCCAGATGACGTTGCCGTCATTGCCACGGAGCATCAACTCCGTAGTGCCACCAAACGCAGTGCCAACAGTAACCGAACGCGCGCGACGAAGATCACCCATGCGGTTTTCAACCGACATGTTGCGGTCTATATCTTCCATGCGCTTCTGCAACTGTTTCTTGTTCATTGCGGATTCCAAGAAATGGTGACGTTTCCTGCGGGGCTGCTGGCTGTAATCGGATACGACGCACCGGGGGTTACCGTAACGCAAGAATACGTTGCGGGGCTTGCAGGGCCTCCAGGATTTCCTGCGTTTGCAGAAGTTGGATTATTCCCACGGCCACCGCCGCCACCGCCTGCGCCGTAAATGCAAGCAGGACCGTAACCGCTAGGAAAAGAATACTGGCTACCGCCGCCACCCCCGCCACCTGCTTGCCTATTATTGGCCGGTGAACCAGTGTTCCCGTTGTTGTAGTAAAGGTTTCCGCCGGGGCCGCCGCCGCAATTTCCGCCTTGCCTGGAGTTCCCTGGACCACACGGAGGATAGCGTCCCGGGGTGCCTGGATTGCAAGAGCCTGCACCGCCGCCGCCACCGTCAGCATTACCGCTTGCGCCGCAGGAGTTCCACCCAGTACCGCCCCCATTGCCACCGGAGCCAAAACTTCCGCTACCCCCAAAACTATTATACGGACATGGGCTTTGATAGAAATACCCTCCGCCTCCGCCGCCACCGCCGTTACCTCCGTAACCGCTTGAGCCTGCGGTGCCGCCATTCCCCGCGTTGCCGCCGGGGAAGGTATATCCAAGACCCGACGAATTTCCGCCGGTAGTGCCCGGATTTCCCGGATTGCCAGCACCGCCAGGAGTACCAGTACTGCCAGGATTACCGGATTGACCAGAACCTCCTGAGCCACCCGACGCTTGAAACGGAGAAGTGCTGCCAAGGCCGCCCCCACCGCCAGAGGTATAAATGGCCAAAGGAGTACCATTTGGTAAGCAATAAAGCATGATTCCGCCACCACCACCGCCCCCTGCGCCATTAGCAGTGCCGGGAGAACCGGGTGAAGAATTCCCGGGATTGCCGGGGTTACCAGAACCGCCTCTACCTTGAACACTTACTTTTGTAACCCCCAAGGGCACAGTAAACGTGCCTGGAGAATTAAAAGTCTGCGTGCCGCCGGGGACAACAGTCTTCCCCCCAAACAGCGTTACTTTTGGTGTTCCTGCAGGCATTCTTAACTCCTTGCGTGAGTGCCCATGCCGTATCGAGCACGCTTGTCTTTTGCGTACTCCGCATTTGGGCCGTCTTTGTCCACGTAATGCAGCATAAACTGCACGTTAAGTTGATCGCTACCCAGTGGGTGCCGCCAATGAACCGCGTCGCACCCTTTGTATACGACCGCATCTCCAGGGTTCAGAACGTGCTCTTGCGGGGCTCCGTCTTTATATTTTGTATATACTGGGGAAAATGCTCCCTTAGTTGCCACATTAACTGTGACACTTATTTCGCAAGACGGTCTGTCAACATGGGGCTTTAGTTGTTCCCCGGGTTGATACACCCGCGTATATGAATACGTCGGTATCAGCGTTTTTCCGGTTGCTGTTTCCACAGCCCCTTTACATTCTTGCAGCAAGACCTCAATCAATGGGTCTGCATAATAGGCTAAGCGCGACGTAACTTCAGGGCCATTTGGACTCTCGGTCCACTCGCCACGAACTATTTTATTTTCCAGATACCGAGATACTATGCTAATAGTTGCAGGGTCGATAAAGTTATCTATCCTTACGCAACCATCAAGTTCAAACAGTTCAGCGTCAGTCATAGTAAAACCACCCAGTCACAATGTATTTACTGCGTTCACCAAACACCGCATTCCCACGATGGGTGTGTGTAAAAGTCGCCGGCCAGATTACCATTGTGTTTTCTTCTGGGCGCAATCTGCGCTGCTGATAAAGAAACTCAGTTTCACCGGCCTCTTCAGCAGTAAGAGTGTTCAGGTATAGCATATACACCAAAACACGCTCTGCATGTTCGCCGTTACCCTGCTCCGCATGCCACAGATGGTAGCCGCCCCCCGGATCAGTGCGCTGCATTTTCATTGATGTGCCGCGAATCTTTCCATCACGAAGCGGTGAAAACTGCTCAGTATAGTGATCGTAGCAACGCTGCAATCCTTCAAAGAAAATCCTTGTCGCAGCCTGACCGCCAAACCCGCCGACCGTATGTACGCCGAAGTTCAAACTCAACTGCATGTCGTTCTTGTGGTGTTTGTGGGAATACTCGTGTTGCTGACGGTTATTCCCCGCCCCAGAGCCAACCAACCGCTCAAACTCTGAGATTAAGTGCTGGCAGTACCCCTCCGGGTACACGTCCCGGTAGATGGCAATGAAGTCTTTATATTCAGCGTTCATCGGAATGCAGGCCCAGAAACCCAAGCCACAAGAGATTGGCGGTCACCGTTTGTCACGGGGGTTACTTGATGGAGTACATACGAAGGGAATGCCGCCACCAGACCCCGCTGTTTGCGAACGGTTTGCGGCTGACCAGAAGTAAGAACTTGGAGGTTTCCCCCCTCGTACTGGCTCGGATCGGTCAGTTGTAGTACCAGACTGAGTTTTCGACTGGGGCTGAGTCTCCCACCGTAGTCTTGATGCCATCCGTACATCCCCTGTTCAGAGTGAGCGTAGTTGGTCAACTGTATGGCTTCGCCAAAACCCGTCAGATCGAACCGGTAATACTGGGCGTTGAGGGAGGAGGCAATATGCCCGAGTTTGTTGAAGACCCAAGCGGTGTCTTGATTCTTATCCAGCCAGGACACTTGCGAACGGCGGATTTTTGCCAAATCTGCACCCTGCGGATCACCCCCAACCTGCGCCCGTTGATCAGCCTTAATGGCCTGCTCTTGGAGCCAGTTCAGTTCCTGCTCCGTGAAGCCGTTCTCCCACCAAACAAAAGGCTCTATGGGCATGGAGTAGGGGGTCAGCACATGCTGCACGGGCGCTCCTTGTGAGACACGATGAAGTGGATGCACCGTGTCGGGGTGTCGGCGTTGCTGCCGGTCAGTTGATGCCGCATCCACGAATTTCCAAACATCACGGTTCCAGGCACCATGTTGTTGAAGTGGATGGTATTGGTAGCGTTGCTGACCTCGGCGTCCTGCACGAAATCCAGTTCGATCATGGACTTGTTCATGCGGGTGTCGTGGTAAATCGGATACGCACCCCCTTGCGGGGTTTCGAGAAAGAACCACCCGCACATTTGGCTGTTCTTGTGGACATGCACGTCGGTACCTGCGCCACGATTGACCTCCTGCGCCCATAGGCCGGAGAGATAGAAGTCGTACTTCTCTACCGCGTAGCCCTGCCCACGGAGCAGGTCTACAACAGACAGCAGAAGGTAGTCTGCTACTTCCCTGAAGGCGCGGTCGTTCCCGAGATGGTCGGACTGACACATGGGCCACTCGGGCTTGCGGACTTGATCCAGATATTGGATGCATGTCGGAAGCACCTTTTCCACAAGGTCAGGCCGCTCATCTCGATAGACGATAGCCGGGAAGTAGGCAAAACCCTGCATTAGCCGTCGATGTAAGCCACCAACGCTTGCGCAAATGCCGTGATGTCCGCAGCAGTCACTTCACGAGAGTCAGCGGGCTTGCTACGGGCGTTTTCAAGCAACGTATCTTTTGCCATACGTACCATCTCAAGTTTGGCACGTTTTGCTTCAATCGCCAGTTGATTGGCGTGGCGAGAAGCCTCCATTGCGGCTTGTTGCGCCAGTTGTGCATCCATTGCGGCCTGTTGTTCAGTAGTCAAAGCCATTTCTTGCTCCTGTTAAGACTTCATATCCTTCATGGCGATATTGCCGTACCACGTCGAACCTCCGTTTGGGGTGAAGAAAACCCAAACATCAACAGCACCCGCCGAGGTTGTGCGAGACAGCGTTGCTGCCCCGCCAGGGAAAACAAAACTACCGCCAGACCAAGCCACAGTTCTACCCGCAGTGCTGTCGTTCGTCAAGATCAGCGTGAACGAAGACGAACCCGTGGCGATTGGGTTAGAGAGTGTAAACGTGCAGTTGCCGGTCAACGTGGCTGTAAACACGTTGGCGGTCTGGAGGTTGATGGTCGTGGAGGTTCCAGAATTGCCCAGAGCCACCACCGTGTCAGCGTAAGCCACCGGACGGGTAAAGCCCGCAGCGGTAATCCGCAGCACTTCAGCGCCGCCTTCAGCGAACGCGATCTCATCTGCCGTGGGGAAAAAGATACCCGTGTTGAGGTCAGTCGAGCGGGTAATCACCGGAGCGGAGGCACTGCCGTTTGAACTCAGGGCAAACTGACCACCTGCGGTGATCTGAGCGCGCTCTGCAAGAGTGCCCGCGTTGTTGGTGTAGAACTCAAGGTTGGCTGTAATGGTCGTGCCAGACGCCGCACTCAAGCGGGACGCAACAATCGCAGACCGCTTCTCGGCTGCTGCTGTGCCCGTGGTTCCAAACACCATGCTGCCGAGCACTCGGGTGTCCGCAGTTGCGGCGCTGTAAGCGTAGATTTCAGCGGCAGAGTTTGCGTCCGTGCCGCTATTGCCAACCGTGATGGAGTGCTGATTAGAACTACTGTTAAGCCGGTTAAGCGACGTAACCCCAACCAACAAGTTGCCAGTCGCATCAAGCGTCAAAGCCTGGGTGCCGTTGGTGCTGAATCCGAGGGTGTTGGTCGTAGCCAAGAACATACCGTTGCCAGTGGCGGTGCCGCCGGTCGGAATAAACTTGGTGGCAGACGCCGTGCCCGTGGTCGTGAAGTTGGTGCCGTCAAACGTCAGCCCCGCAGAGTCCGTGAGGTTTCCACTTGCACCTGCATAGGTAATCCGGCCAGAAGTCAACGAAGAATCGTTGATATTGTTGGCCGTGAGCGTGGTGCCGTCGAAGGTCAGATTTGCAGACTGACCAACCGCACTTGTAGACGACGCATAAAAAATTTGATTGGCACTAAATGTCGTAAGCCCCGTACCACCGTTTGTGGTAGCGAGCGTACCCGCAAGAGTGACTACACCAGCGGTTGCCGTAGAAGGCGTAAGGCCAGTGGTGCCCGCACTAAATGTTGCGACACCATCCGCTGCGCTTGAAGCAACTTTGGTGAAATCACTGCCGTTCCAGACGACGACGGCGCTCTCACCCGCCCCCAGTGTCACGCCCGTGGTCGGACCTACGCCTACGATCTTCACAGACTGCAAAGTCGAGGTGGCGTTGATGACGATGTAGGGCTTGCTTGCCGCCGGAGCGGTAATCGTCAACAAACCTGCCGGGTTACCCGTGCAGTTGATGATCGAATACTGAGAAGAGCCGGTAGACCCTGAGCCAACCTGCGTCAAAGCAGATGCAGTGGTCTTACTCAGAGTAACCGCTGTTTGGCTACCGCTGATGGTCTGCGTACCGGCTACCGCGCCGTCAAGATAGGTGGTGATGTAGTCGTTGACCGTATCACCCCAGGTACCAGACAGTTCTCCGGTGACCGGGAGGGCAAGGCCCAGGAGGGAGGTGTATGAGGTGGGCATCTAATGCTCCTATTGCGTATTGATGATTGTCCAACCCGCGTTCTGATTGGTATTGATTACCGACCATCCGCGAATCAAAACAGTTCCGACAGCGCCCGTGCCCTGCACTCCAGTGACCGTGATACTGTCGTTGATTTTGAAGGTAACAGTGCCAACTTGTCCAGTCGCTGAAACCCCAGTGAGCGTCTTAATGACGTTAGCAACTGCGGTTCCGACTGCACCGGTACCAACAACCCCCGTCGGGGATACCCCGCCGTTATAGATGAGCGAAACCGTGCCAACCGCACCGGTTGCGGCGACGCCTGTCGGGATGATGGTTTCATCAACCTTGAAGGTGACGCTACCAACACTTCCCGTTCCAAGCACGCCCGCTGTGGTGAAGTTGACCCGGGGAAGTGTTGTGCCAACCGCACCGGTGCCCTGAACCCCGGTAACCGAAACTGATCTGCCAATCCGTAGGGTTGGCGTGCCAACCGCACCAACACCTTCAACCCCAATCGGGATGATGAAGTCGTTGACGTTGACAAAGAAGTTGCCAATTTGCCCAACGCCCTCAACCCCTGCTGGCGTAAACGCCACCTCTGGGGTAACGGTGCCAATCTGACCGTTTGCCGATACGCCCGTGAGCGTGAACTGAACCTGCGGCGTTGTGGTGCCAACTGCACCGGTACCGGAAACCCCTGTCGGGATAAATGTGACCGAAACGACAAACGATACCGTGCCAACAGCACCTGTACCCTGGACGGAGATGCTGTTCTGACCCCACGGACCAGCGCCCCAGGTATCGGCTCCCCAACCGGAAAGGGGAAAGACTATGCCTTCCCCGCCCCAATTGTTAAAGCCCCAAGGGCGGTCACCCCATCCGGTTGCCACGTCAACTCACTTACGCAATCCGAATGATGGCGGTCGAGGCTGTGGCGGATGGGAACTGGATCGTGAAGTCACCAGACGACACTTGCTGATCACCACCAAACGACAGCACCGCGCAAGCGGGGTCACCCGACGCCGTGTCGTTATAGATGATCGCGCCAGACGTGGTGAACGTGGCCGAGGTCCAAGTGGTGTCCGCAAAGTCGCAGACTGCCGTGGTGCCATCAGCAACCGGCGTAACCGAGGTCAGCGTGTTGCCGCCCGTGGTGTAGCCACTGCCGTTGGGCAATTGGTCGCTGTTGCCGGTCAGGTCGGTGTAACTCGTCGTGGCAGCGCCATAGGTGCCGGTAACGGACGCGGTAGCCTTACCAAGAGCGATCTTGAAGGTATTGCCCGTCGAGGCGGTGAAGTTGTGGACGGCCCTCAAGATTTCTACCTTGAAGGAGGTCGGCATTGCTGTGGTGAATCCGGGCATTTCAAGCCTCCAAAAGTTTTACAAGTTCAGGATGGCCCGCTTCACGGAGCCGGTTTGCAAGAGTCGTATTGTTCGACTGAATTGCACGCTGCATATAGAAGGTCAACACCGCCCGGATATGGTCACGATAGGCGTTGGCCTGATCGCGGATGGCCGGATGGGATTGATCCCCCACATAAATGATTTTGTTCAGAGCCTGCTCTGCAAGTTCGTCAGGCGTAAAGCCGCGATGGCTCACCGAGTGAACCAAAACGGTGCCGACTTCTGCTGATCCGTCTGCTGAAAACATATTAGTTCGATGATCTGATCAAGGCGCTGTTGGCGTCGTTGACCGGCATGACGATGGTGAAGGTGGTGGTCGAGGTCTTGTCTGACCCAAAGTCCAACACGGCGATGGAACGGTTGGCTTTACTGGAGTTGTAGATCAAAGCACACCGTGCTGTAAACGCGCCGGGATTCCACTCCACATTGTCAAAGTCCACAAAGGCCGTGTACCCAGAACTGCTGATGGTCGTGCCGGTCAGCGTCTTGCCACCTGCCACATACCCAGTGCCCGTGATCTCTGCGGTCGTGGTGTAAGCCGTAGTTTCCGCGTTCAGATCCGCATTGGCCGTATACAGCGCGATCTTCAGGACATCCGTCGTGAGATCGTGGATGCCCTGATACAACTCCTTCTTGAAGGAGGTGGTCTGCGTTTGGACGATCGAAGTCATCAGTTGACCTCAACGCGCAGTTGACCGTCGCGGTACGCGTCCATGCGCTGCTTGCCGTCGCCCAGGTTCTTGAGCAGGGCAATAGACTGCATGTACATGCGCTCGTAGAACTGCACCATGTCGGGCTCGCCCTTCATGAACCGAATGGCTTCCACCAAAGCGGCGTTCAGCAGGGCGGAATCGAAGTTGTCGCCCAACCACGTGGTGCCAGTCGGGTTCAACACCGTGTCAGCCATCGACACCGGGTAATAGTAATAGTGGAGTTCCGCCACGAGATTGGCATTGGGCGTCGGCCCAATAATAAACGTCAACTCGTTCACATCGCTCGACTGCGGCCCGAAGATGGCGTAGTGCTTGGGAACTCCCGTGGTAGCCGGATTCGGATATGCCTGCCGGATGAAGTTCACATCCTTGTTCAACAGGTACTCATACGCTCCATCGGCTTTGACGATGGCCAGGGAGTACACCGACAGAAAATCTGACGGGCACTGGAGATACTTGTTTCCCGAGGTCAGCGTACCGGTGACGTTCTTGCGCAGGTTGGCGAGTTGGACCGTGTTGTAGATGCGCTGCTCAGCCTGTTTGGTGAACAGCGCGTACTCGTCCTCAGTGAACGTGTTCTCGCAGATGTCTGCGATGTTGGTCTTCAACTCGGTGTAGTTCATCTACGCCTCACGCACTCAAGCCATCGGGCCTCGTGCCATCGTGCCTTTGGTCGCACAGCCAGTACCACGGATCTTGATGCCCGAAGTCTTGGGTGCGGGGTCGTACCCGTCGCGGTCGATGTTGCCCACGGACATGTTCACGCGGTTAGCCCGCGTGGGCTCCGCCTGAGTACCGTTACCCAGAGCAACTTTGCCGCCCTTCATGGTGTGGGGCTCGGCGTAGACCTCGGCACTGCCGACTTCTTTGCCGCCAACCTTTTTGCTGAACTTTGCCATATCAGCCACCCTTCTTGTAGGTGAACGACGACTTCTTCTGGTTGGCAACCTTTGCCAGTCCACGACCCAACTGTTTCATCTGAAGGTTGGTCTTGCCGCCCTTAGCGAACTTCGTCATGGGCTTGCCAGGGTGCATGGCCTTCTCGTGCTTGTGCACTGCGGAAGCCGCCGTCTTCTTGTCCTGTGCCAGATCTTTCTTGTCCATGATCGACTCCTTACGTCGTTTGGATGGTTACTGTACCAACAGAGGTGGTTGCCACCAAGTAATTTGGCGTCAGACCGACATCACTTGCACGTGCTCCGCCAACCGGATTCCAACCCCACTGAATGTCTCGGGAGCCGCCGGTCGGAAAACCCGCAAACGTTGAGTTCGGATCCAACTCCAAACCGTTGACGCCCGCCGTAATGTACGTATTGTCCTTGCGAGGGTTACGCACCGCTTGGGGGTCATCCACCGGGTACATGCCCAGCAGCAACTGCGGATGGTCGGGATCCCAGCACTCCTGGCAGACCAAGAGATCGTAGATCTTTGTCTTGATGATCTCTTTGCGCAGAACCTTGAGTTTGAACTGCTGTCCACAGCGATCGCACATGGCGATGCTGAACTTGCCAGAGGCGAACCGGTTACCCATTTAGGTATACCCCCCGCCAATAAACATCTGCCGGGGCACAAACCGGATCGCGGCTTTCTCACGATCTTCGTCTGCGGCCAACTGCCAAGCCTCTTCGTACTGTGCCTTGAGCGTGTCCATGCGCTCCAGCGCCTTGGGGATCTTCATGCTCATGTAGTAGGCCAAGCCTGCCACCATGCACGGGATGAACCGGAACGGGACATCCATGACATTGACGCCTTCCCCGGCGTCCTGCGTGCGGCGCAGGCGCCAGTACACGAAGGTATACGTCTGCGTATTGTCCGGGGTGGGCCACACCGTGACCGCCGGGACCTGCTTGATATAGACCGCAGTTCCCTGGGGATGCGACGCCGCCGTCGTGTTCTGCTGCCCACGGGCGCAGTTGTAGAGCGTGTTGCCGCTGATGTAGCCGTAGTAGATCAGTTCGCTGTCGAGCAGGATGAACCCGTTGGCCGGAAGACCAATGGTCGAACTGAGCGTAATCGTGGTTGCGGCAGAAGTAATGAGCGCGGGCAGCGTATAGCCAGTGGGCGAAGTCTGCGCGTTCAGCCGTTGGATCCACACCTGAATGGGGCGGGCCTGTTGCAGTTTGTTCGGGATCGTGGCGTACGTAGAAACGCTGATCCGGGTAATGGTCAGATCAGCCTGATTGTTGCTGCTGTTGGCGCCCGTGCGGATGACGTGCTCAAGCAGGTCCACCGTGTCGTCCGGCAGGGCGTAGGTGTTCTGGCCCTGGACCAGTTGGATCGTTCCTTGTTCGAACGTCCACATGTTCACGCCCCGGTTGGCCCAGTCGGCAAACATGAGGTTAAGGCTACGCCGCGCCGTGCGCAGGTCATAGCCCGTGCGCAGTTCAGCCCCGCAACGCTCGAAGGCTTCCTCCACGATCTCCGTCAGATCGAGGTTGAACGATGCGGTACCGGAAGTGGTCATCTGAATCTCGCGGTTTTCTTAGCGATGGCCTTGGGTTGGGCTACGAACTGCTTGCCGGAGGCTTTGCCTGCTCGTTTTGCTCTGGTTGAGGCGGCGTACTCTTGGGGGGAAAGACTTTTGATCGCAGCCTCTGGAAGATACCTTTCACCCGTGTCAGAAGATCGTTTACCACTTTTTGTCCTCCACTTCTGATCAGTCCAGTTCTTCAGCGACTGCTGAGGCTTCTTAGTCACGATACCCGCCGCCCTTGGCCTTGTACTGCTTGGCAAGCAACTGCGCTTTTCTTGCGCTCCACTGTCCCGCCGCCGTGCCCTGGGTTGCCTGTCCCTTGATTGATTCAAAGAGAGACTTACGCATCCCGGGCTTGGTGTAGTTGCCTGCCTCGTTCACCTTGGACTTGGCCTCACCGCCCTCGGCGTACTCCGTGAAGTCCGTGTCATCGCGCCGAGCCTTACGCTCACCCTTGGGCATCTTGGATGGGAGCATGGCCCCCATCCCGCGACTGGGCATCATGTCAGCACTTCCCGCCCATCATCTTGCCGCCCTTGGCCATTTTGACCATGGTGCCCTTGGTCTTGCCCTTGACAGCAACGCCGTCACGGCTGGGAGCAGCGGTCTTCACGGCGCCCATCTTGGCAGTAGTCATGCCCTTCTTCTGCATGACGCCGCCACCCATAGCCATTTTCTTCATGCCCTTCATGTCGGACTCCTTGTTTGGAAATTTGCGGCCTTTGTCGGCCTGAATGAACTCTTCCCCTACGGATGTAGGGACACCTACCTTCTTGGCGAACTTGGGGTTTGACGCCACCGCCGCCATGAATCTGTGCTGCTTACCGCTACTGCTCGGCATTGTCTTTCCCCTTGCGCCCCACCATCCGTTGTACGGTATCGGTTTCCCAAATGCGGATCCCAGTCCACACGATCGTGAAGATGGCGGCTACAGACGGAAGCATTTCGACAAGCGTTCCAACGACGGTGACGATAGACAGAACATCGCCAACCGACTTAACAACTTCAGCGTTATCCGGTCTCATGTCAGCAGTTCCATGCCCTCAAGGACTTGTTGATCCGGCTGTTCGGGTCATTGGCGGTCTTGGCGCTTGTCAACTTCTTCTTCATGCCCTTCATCCGAGCACAGAAGGAGTCGCGCCGAGGTCCGCCCTCCGGTTGAGGAGCCTTCAGACCCGGTTTCCCAGGATTGGCGCGGTTGTAGGAGGCGCGGCCTTTGGCGTTCAGTCCGCCGCTCTCCGACTTGCCTTCCTTGCGCTGCCATGCTGGGCTCTTAGCCATAGAACGCCACCGCACTCACACCGGCAGCGCAGGTGACGATTGCGCTCGTTTGGCACAACACGCCCTCGCCGGGGATAAGAATGTTGATGGGGCCCGCCGACGTGGCCGTGTACGTGAACAGAGTCGTAGACCCGTCCGCCACAGCCACCGTAGCACCGGCTGTAACCGCGCTGACCGCCAGACTCTTGACGCGAGTTCGACCGTTGTAGATCGTCGTCGCAGCATTGGCAGCGCAGGTTGCGCCTTTAACGTCGGTTTGCATCATGGTGATGCGCTCCTATTAAGCGACAACCGCCAGACCAGTCTTGATGTCAATCCAACTGGAACCTTTGCCGAAGCAAACGGTACCTGCGTTGGTGTTGGCATTAGAGACATAGATCAGACCGCCAACCACAACAGTGGGCAGAGCAGTCGTGGTGTAAGCCGGGAGAACGGCCATGCCGGTGGTGGTACCGGTCACGTTGCCCGTGACGTTGCCCGTGACGTTGCCCGTGAGAGCGCCAATGAAGCCGTTGTCAGAGGCTACCGGGCCGGAGAAGGTAGTGCGTGCCATTGAAGGCTCCTCAAATTGCGCTTGCTGTCTGTGAGGTCAGTCCGCCAAGCCGGTCAGCAAGCAGTTGGAGATCTTGGGACTGGTGAGTTTATACACCCGCCACGGGAAAAAGAAAAGGGGGCCGAAGCCCCCTTTTCGTAGAACCACTTAGGCTCCGGGCGAACCGAAGATACCCAGCGGATCCGAGACGCCGAACGAATAACGCTCGCGGGCCTTGTAGCGCACGTTGCCGGTGTCGAAGTCCCCGTCCATGGACGTAGACATCGGGGTACGGACAAAGTGCTTCAGGCCGTTGGGCACGTCCGTGGTCAGGAACCACGCGTTCGTGTCGGTCAAGAAGTGGTTAACGGTATAACCCTCGGGGATCGAACCGTTGTTCTTCAGGGCGTTGATGTCGTTGTCGGCGGTAGCCACGCGCAACTCGGTTTCGAGCAGGCGGGTTGCCACGAACATCAGAGCCGGGGGAACAATCAGTTTCCGAGGCTTGGCAGCGATCAGCAGACCGCGTTCATCCGTCCAACCAGCGATCTGAATGACGGCGTTCTCAAGAGACGTTTCATTCAGGTCAGCAGCCACCGTGGGGCGGTTGCTGTTGGTGCCACCAGAGATCAGGGGGTGCGCGGTCGAGAACAGGCTCACACCGTCGCCGTAGGTCACGGCGGAGTTGAAACCGTTGTTCAGAACAGCAGCAGCCTTGACCTGCTTGGTGTAGGCCATCGCACGAGCCAGGGCCTTGGTGTACCGGGACGACAGGGAGTCGTACAGGTTGTCCTCGATCGCCTCTTCGGTGATCGAGAAACCCATGGCGATGGTTTCGTGGTTGTAGCGGGCAGTCCAGGCTTCCTGCGCATTGTCATACGCAATGGCTTGGCCTTCCGGCTTGACGGGGGCGGCGCTGAAGCCGGAGAGTTTCGTCTCCTCTTCAAACGAACGCTCAGAGGTCTCCGTTTCGTAGATCTCTTTGTGTTCTTCGCCGTAGCGGGCGTACTCCAGACCAAACAGCGCGTTCAGGCCGGGCAGGAGTTCCTTCAGTAGTTGGGCACGAGAAATTGCCATTTTGAATTACTCCTTACGCGAGCGCCGTAGCGAATTGGTACGAGTGCCAGCCTTGGTTCCACTTCACCAGGACTTCAGGGAAGCCGGTAAAGGTGAAACTGCTACCAGCGGTAGAAGCGGTCAGCGTCTTCGCCACGGTGACGGTCGTGCCATTCACGTTGGTCACATAGTTGAAGTCGCCAGGGGTTCCACCAGCACTTGCATCAGGGCAGACAACTGCCATACCGGCCTGAAGGCCAGTGACAGCAGCGTCCAGCGTGATGGTCGTGGTAGCGGCAGTCCCCGTACCAGACACGGAGTAAGCCGTCTCAGGGACCACAGCAACGACGCGGAACGGCAGCGAGTTGGTCGCCACACGGACGTTGCCAGTGCCGTTGGTGGGGCCATTACCAGACACAGCCATCTTGGAATTGCCCGTGACGGTGCTACCGGCAACGCCGGTAATCGCGTACACGTTGGTTCCGATGAACGACTGGTTGGCGTAGCCAATGGTCGAAGCGGTGTTGCTCTCGGTGGCGGTTTGACCAACCATCGCCACCTTGAACAGTGCCGAGGGGTCATCCACCACGAAGGCCACGATGTCGTTTGCCAGGATGCTACCGGGGTAGTACTGGGCGAACAACTTTTGACCCGTCGAGGGGTTGGTGTAAGAACATCCGACGAACACGCCAATAGCGCCAGCGATAACCACGGTCGGGTCGGTTGACGCAACGTAGCCGGTCTTGATGATGGTTCCGTCTGTCGTCAACTGCAACAGGTCGCCATTGAAAAGGGCGGTGCCGTAGTTTCGGGCAATAGGAATTTGTCGGATTGCTCCAGCGTACGGTAGGCCAT